ATAAAAAGAGGGGCTTGACGCCCCCTTTTTTATGCTATATAATAATGAAGCATAAGCGTTGCTGCGTCGGCGCTTTATTTAAGAGGTTTCTAAAATGGCTAAAAAACTCACCTGGAGGAGTAACTTCTCCATTGAAGATCTTCGTGTAGATACCGAAGATGACATCTATGCAGCATTTCCATTCCTTGCTCTCATTGGAATGTGGATGTTGGACAAAACTGAACTAACCGTTACGACTAATCTGGTTAGGGGTATTAAAGACACGGTGACTCAGAAACTTGTGGGTCTCCAAGGATCTCTTTTCTATGGATGGGATAGGACATCATGGCCCATTCCGTGGATGAAGATTAATGAAGAGAAGAGGATCTTTGACAGGCGTCATACTCTGAAGTCTTGTAATGCAATTCCTGTAATTCATGATGTTCCTACTGCGGAATATAAACGGGTCTATCCAGATTTTGGCAAGTTCATCAATTATTTTCTTGATGAATCTATCCTCGTAATTGCAGCAATGTGGGGAAATGTTTATGGTCCTATTGTAGAAGATACTAAGGATCATATGTATGTCACTGCAGTGTCTGCTATTCTTTCCAAAGAAAATAAGCGGGAAGTTTTTGCTGATTTTGAACTGATCACTCGCGACAACATCAAATTCATTCTTAAGTGGATGGGATGTTACGATCGGTATAACAATCAAGAGACTGTTATCAATAGGATTGTTACTCAAATCATGGATGTATTTGATGATCCTGAGTCTGTTGCAAACAAAGTCAGTCACGACTTTAATGAAGATGATGTGCTCACTTTCATTGCAAACTCTGATGAGTGGTTTAAGCATTGCAACTCTGATGGCAATCTCGTAGGTGACACGATTTACATTCTGAAAGCGATTGAGGATAGCAGAAGTTTCCTTCGTCGTTATGCTGATGATGTTATTCGTAAAGCATGTGAAAACCAAAAGGACGGTAAGTCTACAAAGGTATTGCTTTACAATAAAGCAAACAAACAGGCGAAGAAGATCGCCAACTCTCGTAAAGTCTTTAAGCAGTTCCTCAACGAGAGTTGGGTTCTGCGAAGGGAAAATGTCCTCGAACCACTGAGTGCTTCAAATGGAGGTCCAGTCGGTGAGAATTACATGATTCGTAAGACTTTGAGTGATCTTGACATGGATATTTGGGTAAAGGATCAGATTGAAGGTGAAGAAGAACCTTTCCCCATGAATTTTGATCTGGAAACCGAATAAAAATGAGCGGGTTTCAACACCCGCTTTTTTATGATCTGTGCTATAAATATACATGATTGCCTTCGGGGATCACAAAACACAAACTCGCTTTTATAGGAGCTACAATAATGACTAACCTCACCAGGTATACTGCTGCGGATCTTCCTGCCTTGCTAGAACGCATAAATAAGAATAGCATTGGTATGGATGAATACTTTAATCGTCTGTTTAATCTCCACGAAACAACGACTAATTATCCTCCATACAATCTAGTCACGGTCAGCAACGTAGAATCGAGACTAGAACTAGCACTAGCAGGATTTAAAAAGAAGCAAGTAAATGTCTACACACAAGACGGTAAACTCTTTGTCGAAGGACAACGAGAGGACGGAGAAACTGGAACAGAGTATGTCCACAGAGGAGTGGCTCAGAGATCTTTCACCAGATCTTGGACACTCAGTGATGAAACGGAAGTTAGATCAGTTACTTTTGAGGATGGGTTATTGAGTATTACACTCGGTAAGATTGTTCCAGATCATCATCAAAGGAAAGATTGGTTCTAAATATGAAAATGATTGACACATAATTTATGTATTTGAAAGTTCCATACATATCATATCCATCTGCTCTAAAACCTGAAATTTGTGATGAGATAATAGAATATGGTAAGGATAAATTAATCTCTGCTATTGTTGTTGACTCTGAAACAAAAACTAGTCCGGATCAAACTCCAAGAAGTAGTCATGTTTCTTGGTTAACCGATCAATGGATATATGATTTAATCCTTCCATATGTAAAGGACGCTAATCAACAGGCAGGATGGAATTGGAAATTTGATTGTGTAGAACCAATTCAATTTACTAAGTATGGATTGAATCAATTTTATGATTGGCATCCTGATGGAGGATCTGACTTTTTAAGTGTATACTCAAATCAATCTGATTCTACCAAGAACGGTAAAATTAGAAAAATAAGTGTAACTATAAATCTTGTTGATGGCAACGATTATGAAGGAGGCAGTTTAGAATTTGATCTTGGTATTTCAGGAGGAATTCATACTTGTGATAAAATAAAACCTAGAGGATCTATAGTTATATTTCCTAGTTTTATACCTCATAGAGTTACTTCAATAACAAAAGGTATCAGATACAGTTTGGTGATGTGGGTATTAGGTAAACCATGGCAATAGAAGAAAGATCCTAAATATTATTGAATATCGTCGTCGCACCATCACGAGGGGTAACTGGCAAAATCCAGTTGATGCCCCTCTTTTTTTATTCTAAATATCAGCGTTAGTGGGAGAGGTATGCTTTCTACTCAATACCGGTTACGATTGGAATTCATTTGTAAAAAGATTGCAAACAAAGAAGAAGTAAAACTTGAGGACATGATTTGGGCAGAAAAACTGTCTAAAGCAAACACCACTGCCCGTGACTGGTTGTGTAAAGCACGTCGCCAGGCAGCACAAGACATTCAAGAAGGTAGCACTGACGATTTTCTGAATAGGATGGGATTAGGTGACCCCGACCCATCCAATCACAGAACGGGGTTCGATAGTGCAGATGAAATAGTTGACTGGTTTCAAAGAGACAAACCCGATGATTGGAGGCAACGAGACTAATGCAAGCAGTAATTTACAGCAACGGAAATCTGGAATGTGAACGTGCCAAAACACTTCTGGAAAAACTTAATTTTCAAATCTTAGAATATAAATTAAATCAACACTTTTCGGCAAGAGGTTTTGCTGAAGAGTTTGGTGAAGAAGCAGAATACCCACAAGTTAATGTTGGGTTCAGGCATATTGGTGGATTAAAAGATACATTACAATACATGAAAGATCACGGAATGTTTGCGTGACTTGACAAACACCACCTTATCACTTACAATTAAAAACATATAACCATTTTATCATGAACTACAAACCCTATAGTCAGGAATGGAATAGGAGAAGATATCTATCGGAGGCTATCAATACTTATTTTAATGATGGTGTAGATCCGGATCTTATTATCGATGATATTTTGGACATTCTTACTGAAGAGATTGAATATCATAGGGGGCGTGCTGAGGATTTACAAAGAGTAATGCAAGTAATGGATGGAATTAAAAATGACTAAGAAACAACACGTCACCAAGTCCGGTGACACTTTTGAGTGGGAAGAGACTGAAGAAATGCGTAAAGCAGTAGAGCGACTGCATAATAATATTCGTGAACTTGAAAAAAAGAACGCCGAAAAAGGTGGTGATTATGGAGTTGGCAAATGAGTATTAAATTGGTAGTTCTAAAGTCTGGTGAAACTGTAATCACAGATGCAAAAGAACTTATTGTTGAAGATAAAGTATGTGGATATCTGTTCAATAAACCACATAAGGTAGAGTATAGAAAACCTATTCTTCTTTCTGAAGAAGCAGAAATGAACAGTGGAGAGGTTCAAATCTCACTATCCCCATGGATTTTATTGACTGCGGATAAGCAAATTCCTGTTCCTACTGATTGGTTAGTCACCATGGTAGATCCTCTGGAATCTGTGACGGAAATGTATAATGAAAAGGTTGGAGAAGAGGTTGATGATTAAATGTTTGATTCTTCAGAATGGTTTGATTCTTATCGCAAAGATTGAGGAGATTGATGCAGAAATCGGAGATCCAAACTGTAAGATTTCTGATGTTGCTCTTGTAAATTCTGATGATACGGTAAGCACCTGGCTAACCTGCACTGAGCAAAAAGATTTGCTGTTCAGGTCTGAAGACATTTTGACAATTGTTGAACCAAAAAGTTC